CGACAATGGCCTGTAATGAACGTGCAAGTGTCCCTTGTGTACCTGCATTTCCAATAGCAGCTTGAATGTTGGTAATTAATACGGTTTTATCTAGTGGGAATGCTGTTGCATCTGCATCTGAACCTGTAGCAATGAGTCCAATGACCGCAGTGGATACGGTTCGGATAGGACGATTACCTTCATTGAGTTCATGGACTCGTACTCCATGATGATAAGAATCTGTAGCCATAAAAAAGCCTGTGATCTGTTGTAATGTTTTCAGATCACAGGCTTACAAATTGGGATTTTTTTGTCAGTCTATTAAAATTGTATATGCCTTATATACAAAAAAAATTACAGCGTCATGGCATAGCGCCACATCTCGTCCACTTGATCCGAAGTCAAATCTAGTACTCCAAGCATATATTGCACCGATTCATTTGTACGTTCAAAACGCTCCGATTCGCTGTATTCAATCTGAATTCGGCTTTTGAGAGTGGGGTCTTCAATTGCACCAATCATCTGCTCTACCGTATCTAATAGACCATTCTCAAGTAGACTCAGCTTGAACTGTCGACGGGTTAGGGGGGTGAACTGCGTGAGATATGTCGCATATTTTTCTTCTTCCGTTCGTTTGTCGACCCAATTCGCCCCATCCCAAACATGGTGCGCTGAAGGACGTGGCTCAGATACTGTTAAGTCATCAAGAATTACACATTGATTATTTAATGCTATTAATAGCTGATTATGTTTTTCTTGAGTAATTTCTTGATCATCCAGCAAATCTTCAGTTATACGAATATCTAAAGACTGCTGTTCAATATTTATAAAATAATAAAGTTCACTCACTAAAAAAATCCCCACAATTGTTGCGTTAGCAGATATAGGTTGATCATCAGAGCCACTCCAACGTTTAAACCAAACAAATAGTTTTGTTTTAGCATCATATCCTCTATAACCATCTTGCATTGCATATCTTAACCATTCACCTGCTTCACCAAAGTAACTTGTGGTAGTACCTTCTTCGCTTAGTTGGATATCAACTGAAAGACGTTTTTTCAAAGTGATTGGGAGTGAATAAACTTGATAACGGTTAGTTGCATGGGATTCAGCAATTGTTTGACCAGTAATACTTTGATTTGTCCAGAGGGTAAGTTGGATTATCGCAATTCTGCGATAATCGTCGTATGTAATAGTATATCCACTACCCTCAACAACTCTTAATTCATTTGTATTAGGCACTGTAATTATCTCAACATTGCCTGAACCATCAAAATTGGCATTTCCTGATACAGCTCCCGCAAGTGCAATGTTCCGAGGTGTTTTTAGTTTAGATGCTGAACCAACATTGTGGCTTGGCAAGGAATCTACAAAGACAATCTCGCGCCATAGCGTCCAATTGTTCAAACCACCATCGCGCTTACTGCGTATAAACGAAGGGGCTAGTCCATCATCACCCGGCCATCCCACAAGAATTTCGCCTTGACCTTGACCACCTAAACGCAAAACATTACCAAATGGAGTTGGGTATCCATTTTGATATACGCTTGCTAATGTAAGTCCATAAGGTGGGTTAGCACCTACGCCTTCATAAGCTGCAGAATCACCAACATTAATAACTTTAGATGCAGAAGCAGAATTACAATCAATTCCGGTCTGGGTAAGACGGGCGACCACATTCCCATTCTGCGAATCGATAAAATTAAAAGTGGCACCATAGTTGTAGAAATTCATTCGATCAACAGTGACCCTGCCCATATCGATATAGTGAAAATTATCTGATTGCACTAATCCAGTCGAAGCCGTGATTGTTCCGCCAACATCACCTGAACCATCAAAGTTTTGGCCAAACACGGTACGAGGTATTGCAAGTTTGTTTGCACTGGACGCATTGCCCACTAGATCAATAGGCCCTGTGGTATTTGAGATTTTACGACCGTTTAGGAACATAAATGCTTCTGTCGGTGCTACATCCTTCCCACCAACAGCGATATATACACCAGAGTTATCCCAAGTATTAGACCCGCGATATGCCCCCATAGAAACGTGTGTTAGGTAACCAGACCCATCCGTTACAACCGAGCCATGTACGAAAGGAATATACCCAGTCATATCTAGCGGAATGAGCTGCCCAGGCACGCGAATGGGTGAATTATCTCCAGCACCAATATCATCAAGGTTCTGTGCTAGATATGAAGGTTTTGTCGTGAGTTTCCCTGAAAGTTGTCCGCCTGATTTTGAAAACTTTTCATCCTGTAATTTTTTACCTTGGCGGGCTGAAAGTGGCTTATTTCCATCATCCGTGCTTAGGTCGTCAACAATAGGAATATTTTGCTCTGAAACCCCTGTAATCAGGCCTTTGGCATTTACGGTAAGAACAGGAATTTTTAAGGTTGATCCGTAAGTACTCGCCACCACACCTGAATTGGCTAAGGTGAGAATGCAGGATGCATTGGCAGAGCCATCGAAATTGAATGAGCCAGTGGCGGCACCTGAAAAACTAATATCTCGAGCATTTTTGAGTTTGGTCGCTGTGGAAGCATTACCATTCACTCCATTTAAAGGGGTGAATACACCACTGCCATCAATATATGCAATCAGATTAAAGTTATTATTATCACCATTATAAAAATTAAAACCCCCACTACCGAAACCACGATTATTGATAAAGTCAGTTTCTCCCTGACCTTCGCTCTTGTTCCAAGAGACATAGGGCCCTTGAGATGTCGGTGAATTATCAAGTTGTACTTTTGATTCTTGTAAGATTTTGGCTTGACGGGCGGAGATAGGTTTATTTGCCTCGTTACTTGTTAGGTTGTCGACTATCTCATTTCGTCGAATGTAGTTTTCATTTACCCATGATCGAGTTGCATAGATCAAAGAGTCATCTAAATACAAGGCAATAACTTCAGCATTTTGGATGTTAATTACCAATTTGATGGCAATTTCACGTGCACCACCTTCATCTACCAAAGGTTTATAGGTCGGTGGGTAACTGGCGTTCACAACCATTGTTGCGCCAGCATAGAGACCTAATTCACGAATGTAGAAGCCACCAAGATTTGAAGGAATAATGGCTTCACAAATAATTTGATTGGTGTTGTTTGGATTGATCTCTACCACATTGAGCGCGATACGGGCCTTTTCATTCACCAGTGCTGTTCGTGTTTCAAGGGGATTTGGAACAGATCCATTTCCATCACCAACGGCAATATGCGAATAGTTGATTTTATTATTGAGGGTTGCACTGGCAATCAGTGCTTTACCATTGTTGGTCAAAAGACCTTTATAGGTTGCTGCCATTTTCTACTCGACATAAATGGTGACTGTTTCCGCGCCATGCGTGCCGATAGCCACTCGCGGAATACAGATAGGTTGAACATTAATCACTAAATTGGTGAGGTGACGGCTGGCTGGCTTTGCATCTTTGACTAGGCGGTTTACTTCGGCATAAGTGGTTTCATTTAGTTCTAGTCCATTGAGATCCAGTTCTAAGGTGAATGTGCCTGGTGTACCGACTGGATTAGTTTCAAACCACTCTTGAAAAATGCACTGGTAGCCAAACTGCGCCAGTACTTCTCGAACGGCCGTTCGAGTTCCTTTAATTTGGTGTTGGCGAAAAGATTTCTTAATCAGCTGACGTTGTAGCGAGGGTTGCCAGTTGGTATCCCATGAGTCGACCGAGTATTGCCATGCAAGAAAAGATAAGAATGGATCGGGAGCTTGATCGATCGAAGCCAAGGACTTAATTTCAACAGGCAAGGCACAATTCTGCGCTGTGACTTCAGTAACATTCCGTTCAAATTGGGTGCTGTTCGGAGGAAGTAGTTGGCTCACTCAATCCCCCCAATAGAAACGGCAATGTTGGTGCAATACGTGGCTTGTAACGGTGTTAAGACGACATCGGCAATTGGACTAATCAACTCAACTCGATGCACGCCATCAATATGCAGTGCAGCGTATATAGCAGACAGCCGAATGGATCGACCCAGTCGTTTTTGTTTTGTGGCATAAGCCGTCAC